GGTCTTAAAGTAGCGGGAAAAACACTTTCAAAGGCACTAGGAAAAAAATCTTTTGGCAAAACTTTAGGAAAAACAACTAAAAATTTATTACCAGCAGCAAAAACAACTAAAAAATTATTACCAGCAGCAAAAACAACTAAAAAATTATTGCCAGCAGTTAAAGTTAAAAAAGGTCTACCACCAAGTGTGGGAGCAATGAGAAATCCAAATCTTTCAAAGGTAACTGTAGGAAAAGGATCTGATATACCTAAAGAATTTATACCCAAATCAAATTTAGGTAAAACTTTAGGTAAGGCAGGTGACAAAGCAACAGAAACTGCAAAGAAAGTAGCAGATAAAGGAAAAACAATAGCAAAAGGTTTAGGTAAAGTTGCTAAACCAACAGTTGCTTTAGGTGGTGCTTACGCTTTAGGTAGAATGGATGAAAAAGATGCCCAAAAGAAAAAAAATAAAAAAGGAACAACAGTAAAAAATGATAAACCTGATACTGAAGTAAAAGGATCTGATAATTTAAAACCATTGCCTAAACCAGAAGTGAAAAAAGAAGAGTATTATGATTGGAGACAAGAACTGGATGAAAAATGTTGGCCAGGTTATGAAAAGAAAGGAATGAAAACTATGTTTGGTAAGAGGTATCCAAACTGCGTAAAAAAGTCAAAGAAGAAGAAGTAAAGGATGCTTCTTCTGAACTACAAGAAAAGAAAAAAATTAAGAAGAAAATTAATAAACCAGTTAAAGACTTAAAAGACTTTGATCCTGCTGGTTACTTTAAAGATAGTCAATTAATGCCTGGTTCTGGTATTGATAAAAAAATAATTGATGAAAAAATAAAAGCACCAAAGACACCTAAAAATCCTGCAAATATGGCATTACCTAAAGGAGTTAAATCTCCTGTTGATTATAGAGGGTTGTATTCGTCGAATGAAATGGATGGTAATTTTATTTCTGAAAAAGCAGTATCTAAAAAACAACAACAATTTTTTGGAATAGTTCGTGCTATTCAGAAAGGAGAGCAAGCACCAACTACACCTGAGACTGCAAAGGCAGCTGCAGATATGAAAAAATCCGATGTTAAAAAATTTGCATCTACTAAACATGAAAAACTTCCAGATAAGATAGAAGAAAAATTAGATAATGATGATAAACCATTTGTCAAAAAGTTAGTGAAAAATTTGAGAAAAGGTTCTAATACTCATGCTAAACAGGCAGATAAATTAGAAAAGGCAATGAAGGAAGATATTACAGACGAAGCACTAACAATTCAAGATTGGAACGTTGATGACATTAAGTTTACAGAAATTGAAACTGTAGATATAATTAAACCAAAACCAATCAAAGAGAGCATGTCTAATTGGAGAGACGAACTTGATGAGGATTGGCAAAGTGTTAATCGAAAGGATAAAACTGATGGTATGAGTAAAAAAGCAGTAAAAGCATATCGTCGTGAGAATCCTGGCTCTAAATTAAAAACAGCAGTCACAAAAGATCCTAAAAAATTAAAAAAAGGATCTAAATCTGCAAAGAGAAGACTATCTTTCTGTAGAAGAATGAAAGGAATGAAGAAAAGACTTACATCTGCAAAGACTGCAAGAGATCCTGATTCAAGAATTAATAAGGCACTACGACGTTGGAACTGCTGATAATATTTACTAAATAGTCAATAAAGTTTAGAATTATGTTAATTAAAGTCTTAGCAGCGGAGGGTAATTTATCATCTGCTTCAAATGTTGACTCAGCTAGTGTGGTAAGACTTTACAATGGTCATTCCGCAGAGATAGTCATAACTAGAAAAGATTCGGGTGGAACTACTATTGGTAGTTTTACATTAGGCACTCTACAATCAATTGTTATTGAAAAGGATTATTCAGACACATTAACTGCAGCATCAAACGGTGCAAGTGTTAAAGTTGTAAAGGTTGCATTTACTATTTCATAATTTTTAAATGAGTGAAGTTTATCTTGGTAATCCTAACTTAAAAAAGGCAAATACCCAGATTGAATTTACACAAGAGAATATTATTGAGTTCTTAAAGTGTAAAGACGATCCAGTTTATTTTGCGAATAATTACATAAAAATAGTATCTCTTGATGAGGGACTAGTTCCGTTTAAGCAATATCCTTTTCAGAAAAAATTAATTAGAAATTTCCATGAGAACCGTTTCAATATATGCAAGATGCCTCGGCAGACTGGTAAGTCAACAACGGTTGTATCATATTTACTCCATTATGCAATATTTAATGATAATGTTAATATTGCTATACTTGCAAACAAGGCTTCTACAGCCCGTGATTTATTAGGTAGACTGCAACTCGCATATGAAAACTTACCAAGATGGATGCAACAGGGTATTATATCTTGGAATAAGGGTTCATTAGAAATAGAAAATGGATCGAAAATATCTGCTAATTCTACATCATCATCTGCTGTTCGAGGTGGATCATACAATGTTATATTTCTTGATGAGTTTGCGTTCATTCCAAACCACATTGCAGATGATTTTTTTGCATCTGTATATCCAACAATAACTTCAGGTCAAAAAACAAAAGTTATAATTGTATCTACACCACGAGGTATGAATCATTTCTACCGAATGTGGCATGAAGCAGAAAGAGGAAAAAATGAATATATTCCAACTGATGTTCATTGGTCAGAGGTGCCTGGACGTGATGAAGCATGGAAAGAATCTACGATTGCTAACACTTCTGAGCAACAATTTAAGGTTGAATTTGAGTGTGAGTTTTTAGGATCTGTTAACACATTAATAAATCCTGCAAAACTTAAAAATTTAGTTTATGAAAACCCAATACAAAAAAATGCAGGATTAGATGTTTACGAAGTACCTATAAAAGATCACAATTACTTAATCACGGTTGATGTTGCTCGTGGATTAGGAAATGATTATTCTGCATTTATAGTATTTGATATTACTAATTTTCCTTACAAAGCAGTGGCAAAATACCGTAACAATGAAATTAAACCCATGTTATTTCCAAGTATTATTGATGATTTAGGTAAAGCATATAATAAAGCATTCATATTATGTGAAGTAAATGATATAGGTGATCAAGTTGCATCTATACTTAACTATGATTTGGAGTATGATAATTTACTAATGTGTTCACAAAGAGGGCGGGCAGGTCAAGTTGTTGGTGCTGGATTTAGTGGTAAAAGATCTCAACTGGGTGTAAGAACAACACAAGCTGTTAAGAAATTAGGTTGTTCAAATCTTAAGACACTGTTAGAGGATGATAAAATTTTAATCATTGACTATGACATAATATCTGAGTTGACTACTTTTTCTCAAAAGCACAACTCATTTGAGGCAGAAGAGGGATGTAATGATGACTTGGCAATGTGTTTAGTTATATTTGCATGGTTAGTTGCACAGGATTACTTCAAAGAAATGACTGATAATGATGTAAGAAAGAGAATATATGAAGAACAAAAGAATCAGATAGAGCAGGACATGGCACCTTTTGGATTTATGTCTGATGGAATGGACGATACTACGTTCGTTGACAAAGATGGTGATTTATGGCATACTGATGAATATGGTGATCGTTCTTATATGTGGGATTATATGTGATGGACTTGACTGCAAGAAACGTAATTAATTCTCTCTCTGAAATTGCTCCTTACATTGAGGCAGATGGAGGATTTGTTGAATTTGTTGAAATAGAAGAAGAAACAAACTACGTCAAAGTGCGATTAGGTGGTGCTTGTACGAGTTGTGCAATGAGTGCTATGACACTGAAACAAGGAATTGAAAATAAAATTATGCAAGATATTCCAGACTGTAATGGTGTAATTCAAGTTCTCTGATGGATTTTGATGAACAGTTAGAAGAAAGTCATTTTGTATTTACAGAGAGAAAGTGTCGAGTTTGTGGAAAAACTAAAGATTTGATAGATGGATTTTACTTAATAAGAAAAAATAAAAGTATTCAATCATCATATTCATATGAATGTAAAACTTGTACTATAAGTAGAGTAAAAAAATCAAAAAAGAAGATAAGTAACAGGTGGGAATACCCTGATTGGTAGTTCATGCACGGTTTCCCCGATGAAAATGGTCTTTTTCATAAATAATCTTAGAAAAAAATTTCCTGAGATCGGAGAAACAAGATGCCTCTAAATTTAGCATCTCCTGGTATTGTAGTTAGAGAAGTTGACCTCACCATTGGTAGAGTAGACCCAACAAGTGGCTCTATTGGTGCGTTAGTCGCTCCATTTACTAAAGGACCTGTGGAGGAACCACAACTCATCGAGAGTGAGGAGGATCTATTACAAACTTTTGGACAACCTTATTCAGTAGATAAGCACTACGAATATTGGATGGTTGCATCATCATACTTAGCATACGGTGGAACAATGCAAGTTGTTCGTGCTGATGATTTTAATACACAAACAGGTGTTGGATTAAAAAATGCTTTCGTTGGTACTGCAACAAGTATAAGAATTAAGAGTGATACTCATTATAATCAACTAGGTTATGATGAAAATACTATCACTGGTGTAACTGTTGCTGCAAAAACACCTGGTACTTATGCGAACGGAATCCTAGTTTCAATAATAGACGCAAAAGCAGATCAAATATTAACTGTATCTGGAATTTCAACAGTTGGATTAGCAGTCACACAAACCGCTGCTGGTAGAGTTGTTGCTGGTGCAGGTGGAACAAGCGTCCTTGATGGTTACATCAAAGGAGTCGTTACTGAAGTTGGCACTGGAACAATTAGTGTCAAGACTCTTGCTCATGTATCAACCGCTGGTACAGTTACAAATGTAGATTATCAGAATGGTGGTGTTTACAATTTTGGAACTGGTGCTATTGCAGCGTCAGCAGCTGGAACAAACATTGGAGGAACTGCTCAAGCAGTTACTGCAGTCACAGATTGGTTTGAGTCGCAAGAAATCGTTTTAACATCTAAAGATGCCAACGGTAATAATAATAAACTAGAATGGGATCAATTAGCAGATGCACCTGGCACTTCAACATACGCTGCTTCAAGAGGTGGACGTTTTGATGAAGTTCATGTTGTTGTAATTGATGACAAAGGATTAGTTACTGGTAATACTGGGACAATTCTTGAAAAACATCTTAGTCTATCAAAAGCAAAAGATGGTGAGTATTCAGTTGGATCAACTTCATACTGGAGAAAATATCTTGCAACAAATTCACAATACATTTATGGTGGTAGTGCTCCTGCTGGTATAACAACAACAGGATTTACAGGTGCCACTGCAACTGCTGTTGGTAGTTTAGATACAGATAGTGGTTGGGATCAAAACGCTGAAAATGTAAACTTTGGAGTTTCTGGTGTATTCACTGGTTCACTTGACGGTGGAAAAAATTACGGTGGAAAATCAGACTATACAACAGTCGGTGCATTAAATTCAGGTGTTGATGATTTAATCAGTGGTTATGAATTATTTGCAAATACAGAAGAGGTTGAAGTAGACTTTATATTGATGGGTGCTGCACATCATGTAAAAGAACAGTCACAAGCAGTTGCTGAAAAATGTATTGCAGTTGCAGAAGCAAGAAAGGATGCAGTCGCATTTATCTCACCCTATCGTCAAGCATTCTTGAATGATAGTGTTGCAGGATCTGTAACTGTCAACAACATAGATACAGTTACAGAAAATGTTGTGAGTTTCTTTGCTCCAATCACATCAACAACATTCGGTGTATTTGATAGTGGTTACAAATATATGTTTGACCGCTTTAACAATACATTCCGCTATGTTCCATTAAATGGTGACGTTGCAGGATGTTGTGCAAGAACTGATATTGAGCAGTTCCCTTGGTTCTCTCCTGCAGGTACTGCAAGAGGTACAATATTAAACTCAGTAAAACTTATCTACAATCCAGGTAAGAAGCAGAGAGACATTCTGTACTCGAATAGAATTAATCCCGTCATCTTATCACCTGGTGCTGGTATTGTTCTCTTTGGAGACAAAACAGGATTTGGTAAGTCTTCAGCATTTGATCGTATCAACGTTCGTAGATTGTTTATCTTCCTTGAAGATGCGATCACAGCAGCAGCGAAAGATCAACTTTTTGAGTTCAATGATGAACTTACAAGGACAAACTTTGTAAATATTGTTGAACCATTCCTTAGAGATGTTCAAGCAAATCGAGGAATATTTGATTTTGTTGTTATCTGTGATGAAACTAACAACACTGCAGCAGTCATTGATGCAAATGAATTTGTTGCGGACATCTTCATCAAACCAGCGAGATCGATTAACTTTATCGGTCTTACCTTCGTTGCCACCAGAACTGGTGTTGCATTTGAAGAAGTTATCGGTTCCGTTTAATTAACAGAGGTTTAATCAACTATGGCTAGTAGAAATCAGGTCAATCCACCACCACTAAGGACGATTACCGACTTTAAGAGTAAGTTGACAGGTGGCGGTGCCCGTGCTAATCTGTTTGAAGTTGTCCTCACATTCCCAGATGCTGCTCAACCAGCACAGGATGTTCTTGATAAATCAAGATTTATGGTTAAAGGGGCACGACTTCCAGCATCAAACATTGCACAAATCGAAGTTCCTTTCAGAGGAAGGGTTCTAAAAATCGCAGGTGACAGAACATTTGATTCATGGACAGTTACAGTTATCAACGATACAGACTTCTCAATCAGGTCTGCATTTGAGAACTGGATGAATACAATTAACAAGTTAAATGATAACACTGGATTAGTTAATCCTGCTGATTATCAGTCTGATGCATTTGTATTCCAACTTGATCGTGACGGACAAACACTCAGAAAGTATCGCTTCTATGATACCTTCCCAACACAGGTTGGTCCTATTGAGCTTTCATACGATGCTCAAGGAATTCAGGAATTCACTGTCGAACTTCAGGTTCAGTACATTGAGATCGTAAAGGGTGATAGTCCTGTTGCACAGGGTGAAAACATCAGCTAAATAGAACATAATACAAAGTTCATAATATAATGGCAAAACTTTTTGGTTTTTCAATTGAGG